AACGTTTCGCCGGGCGGATCACCGCCAATACAGCGGCGAGTTGCTCGATAGAGGACGGCTTCATCTGCTGTAGGACGGTACCATGACCGTTTAGGTGAAAGAGTAGATTTGTAAATTCGTCGTCTTGTAGAAGATCCCATAATGGCTCCGTATTTAAAAGTTTTGTCAGATGTTCTTTATTTCGAACACCTTGATATACATTAACATTGAGGAAGTCTATTTTAAAATATCCTCGTTCTTCTGCTTCTTTATAATCTATTGTGCTTAGATTATCTGTTGGGTAACAAGGTATAGATTGTACATATATCCCTGTGTTATGTGGAACCGTTCCTGCATCGGTTTTACGTGATGCAATGACATGTTTAAATTTTTCTAATGCTATTTTCCTATCCGGAAAATCGATATCTATATCCATTAATGTTTAACATCTGAGTCGAATAAGAATAACGGCAATGCTTTACCTAAGTATTTTGAATATTCAGTTGCGTCTGCATGATTATCGAAACCACTTATCTTTATATAAACCGAATTATCTTCTTCGTCTACGGCGAGTTGTAGATCTAACGGAGTACCATCTGCAATCGGTGGCGGAACAATATAACTCATAGTTTTGATTCCTTAACAACTTGCTTAACAAATTCTACATCAGCAGGAAGTTTTTTAAACTTGTGTAACCAAAATGGTAAATCGATAATATTACTTATCGCTCCGAGTTGTTCGTCATTAAATTTCTTTAACAGCTCTTTACCGCTTGTACAGTTTAAAACTAGCCATGGGCTTATCTTACCGTCTTTGATATCATACATTGCTCGGTTTGTACTCACGTATAAAAAGTAATGATTCCACTGAGATTGATTATTTTCTGCCCATTCAAACATATGGTTAAGACTTCGTTGCAATGCGGTTTCAACTGTTTCTGTTTTAATTAATTCTAACACATATTTCTCGTATAATTCTTCTCTGCACCAATGATCAAGTTTAACACCACTAGTTACAACGAAGTTAATATATCGATCGGGATAAAGAGGATTAATATTGCTAACAAAGCTACCAAACTTGACAAAAGCATTATAATAAGGGCTTCTACAAAATTCATTGTATGTTTTATCTCCTGTATTGTGTTGCGTCTTTTTATAGAACTGAATGTAAGTATCGTATCCTAACACAACATGTTTCTCGTGCTGAGCTAAGGCTCTGCGTTTCTGTTCGCAAACATGAACAGAAAGAGTTTTTTCTTTAGTAAATTTGTGGTTACAGTATTTACAAATATACGTTGTTTCTTGTACTAAATTCATCATTATAGTTTCTTAATTTCCGAATCGTCCATGCCCATCTCTCTAGCAAGTTCGATAAGTTCTTTCTCTGTGTACAATGCTGCTAATACATCAATCTCATCTGATTTATAATGCGGATAAAGTTCTTCTAACACTTTTACTTTTTTATTATTTCTTACTTTTTTCTTGTTACCAATCCATTCGTGGAAGAATACTGTGTTACCATTATAGTTGCACATACACAGTAGGGTCCATAATAGTTTAGGGTGATTCTTTTGTAATGAGTTCCAGTGTTTATTAAAGTATTCATTTACAGTTAATACAAAATGTTCTTGTACATCTCGAGATCGATGTTTGACATTACTGATATAACGATTTAGAATGAAGAACTCGCTTTTAAGTAGTTTCTTATTATCGTCATCCATTGCATCCCATAGTTCTCGGATGTTTTGATCAACGGCCATTAACTTTTCTTTTAATTCTACTTTTTCACTCATCTTCGGGCTTCTTTGGTAATAGTGTCCAGGCATTTTTGTAAGAAACTTTCGGATTAACTACCTCAGGGTCCTTACTTAATTCATATATCATTTTAGCACGATCCAGGGCCTTTTGTAAAGTGGGATTAACTTTTGCGGCGCGAATAATTTTGCCCCATTCATACTCTTCTGATTTGCTACGTTTACTTTCTGCTGCTCGTTCGATAATATGTCGTGTATCAACTTTGATATTGTCAATAATTTCTTTAAACTGTTCTTCTTGTGTTTTCTTTTTAGTCATCCTTTGGCACCAGTCTGATGTCAAATGCCATTACAGTTCTATTTCCTTGACCTTGCCACGGATATACTGTATGCGGCAAATAGCTTGGAAATAAAATAATAGTCCCTGGAGTAGGGGTATATTTCCAGCTATCGGTCATAATGAATTTGCTAATATCCTTTGTTTGAGGTAATCTAAAATTAACTTGGCTGTCCGACGGGCGGCTGTTATCGTACAATTCAGGAGCACTAATATACATATTACCGCTTAGATTTCCACCAGGATGACTGTGCATTTCTTGGTAGTCGCCGGCTGTTTGTCTAATGGTCCAAATACTGACTACTTGAGGTTTACAATAGTTTAATTCCTCTGTACCACTTTGTTGTGAAACTAATTCCATATACCCCTTTGCAACGGTTTCTAACCAATGAACGAGCCATCCAACATCCATACCGATTTGATTCGGATATACTTGGATCTGTTGTCCGCCTCGAATACTAATTGCAGGATTATCTGCATCGTTAAGATCTGGGCGACTATGCAACGATTCAGCTAGTCCGTAGATTTTACTAAATTCGACAGGAGGAATATGATCTATTGCTATTACTACTGGTTGAAAATATGCAACTTTTAAACTCATGTTATACCTTTAAAATAATCTATCTAAATGAATAATTTCACTTTGTCGGGATATCTCTTTTACAAAATACGCACATAACGGAGCAGTTCCGTAACACACAGGTGTTGCTAATAATTGTCCGTTTTTCATTTTTGGAAAATACCACTTAACATCACTGTAAAAATTTACAATTTCTATCTTTCTAAACTCTAATCTAAATGAACTTAATGGATTGTACAGTAATGCTTCGAATCCTCTGTCATTTAAACTAGTTAATGGTAAGATTTCGATATCGTTACCTGTAGCACTATCGCCTACTGCTATACACCAATCGATAGGCATAGTGACTTCGTCTTCACCTATTCTTAATACCATTGCAGGACTATTAAACGATTCTAGAAAGATTAGCGGAACAAAAAAGAAGTCCGGATCTTTAGGATCACTGTTATCTAAGACAGCAAACCTAGTATTTTCATCTACTTCTTCCGGTAGATTATTTAGTGAGAATGTTTCGTTATCTAAAGTTAAAATGTTCATGTATTATTCTGTCCAATCAATTTTTTGTAAGGTAAATGGATACTTTGCTTCTTTGTAGTACCTTTTTCGTTCGGTTAAATGTTTTTTGGCAAATTTACAAGTGCTAGTGATGTCCCATACATCTGCAAAATCTTTGTCATCTGCTTTTCTAATGCCCCGTCCTATGCTTTGTATAACACGCACAAAACTCTTTCCTGGCTCGATTAGTACAAGATTGAAGATACGTGGAATATTAATACCAACAGCAGCAACCCCGTATGTAGCAATAGAGATTTTACTATTGTTTGTTTTGAATTCATCGTAGTCTTCTTTTCTATTTTGTCCTTTAACGGCACCCGAAATAAATGCAACATCGAGATCAGCTAGGTATTCTTTTAATTGTTTACCGGTATCGATACGATTAACCAGAACAAGTGTGTTACCACTTTCTGCAATAGTTTTTATTAGTCCGGCAATATATTGCATTCGATCCGTATTAGTAACTAGATACTTGTTTTCTTCGGCATATGTCTTAAATTCGGGCAAATCAATTAACTGCATAATGTTTACATGTAATTTACTAAGTATACCCATATCTTGCAATTCATGTGCTTTGATACCACCGACGACCGGTCCGATACTAGCAAAGATAGGCTCTGCTTCAAAATCATTTTTCGGAACGGTGCCAGTTAGTCCCCACCGAATACAAGCATTAGAAATATTCTGTGTAAGTAAATTCTTCAATACATCTGCTTTGGCTTGATGAACTTCGTCGACTATAACAGTATTAACATCATCTAAAAATTCTGCAAGAGTAACTGCAAGATTTGCATCCCAATCTTTAGATTTTTTATCTAGAACATTTAAACTTTGCCATGTGCAAATAATATGTGTTCGCCCAATATCTTTGCGCTCTCCGTAATACACACCAACATCAAGTCCTACATTTCTAAAATCTTCTTCTGTCTGTGTTACAAGATCTTTATTAGGTACAATAGTAATGGTTCTACCATATTTTTCAGCGCAATGAGCAAGTGTTGCAGTCATAATTGTTTTGCCTGCACCAGTTGCTACTTCTTGTAGTGCTTGTGTATTAATAAAGAATCGATTTACAATTTCAACTTGATCGTCTCGTAATGTAATCGGTTGTCCTTCAAATCTATGTCCTTTAGGCCAAACTTTGCCTTGATCCGACCAATAAGTTGTAGTAATAGGGTCGAACTCGATTTTACCTGTTCTACGTAAGTCAATGATTTCGTCTATATCAATGTAAGCGTTGTGAAGTATTTCCAATACTTTTTCAAGTTGGCTAAGATAGCCATTGCCGCCTAACCCAAACATACTAACCATGCCATCCCATCTTCCTAACTTAAATGCAGGACGATATCGGGCAGTTGGATCTTCGTATTTGAAAGTTGCAGCTAATTTTTTTCGAACATCTAGCGGAAGCCCTTCGACTTTGATGTTTACTTCGTCTTTAATTATTAATTTTACCATAGTTGTTTATAATCGATAAGCGGCTCTTTCTCGGTATGCGTAATAATTAAATCACAGCAATTTGTATAGACCGCAGTTTTGCTATGTTTTAGTTGTGTACTTAATGCTACAACACTCATAGGTTTCCAATCATTCTTTAGCATAAACTTCGGAATCTTACCTGCCTCTACTCCGACAATAGTAGTATCTTTATCTAATACACAGTTGTACTGTTTATTTGCAATGATCTCGTTAAATTCTTTATTAGAAGATTTGTTAGAAGTTCTAAAATAGATACCCACTTTTGTAATATTAAGTTCATCTAAGACTTCAGATATTTCTAACAAAATTTTATGTTGCTCGTTTGGTGCATAATTATCAAACACAAATAATGCAGGGAGCCTCTTTAACTCTATTAATGATAACATAATATCTTTTATAGAGTAATCGACGTTACTAATCCAAATTTTTGGATTATTCCTATATGCAATAGTCTCAGTAAGTGTACTTGGTACTATCTCTTTATTGACATGATATTGGTATCGTATACTTCTGTCAGCAATGATATTGTCATTTAGAGGCGTATTGATTCCTAAATCGTTAACTAACATTTTTTGAAAATTAGGATGCGCAATGGTATTAATTCGATACTGATCTAAGATGTCTTCTATTTTCCAAGTCAAAATAGTATTATAGTACGATTCAACTTCTAGATCGATTTCGAAATCGAGTTTCTTAAGTTGATTTACAAGTAACACAACATTAGATTCAGTTAGTAATGCGTGGCACTGTTTCGGATTAGCAGTATTGAACCCAATAATTTCTCCTGCTATTTCATGCAATTTTTTTCTAATTTGGGTAGACGGAGTAAACTCCAGAATTAGATTCAGATGGTCCGGATCTATATAAAGTCTTCGTGTATTGTCTACAGATCTAAATGGTTTGGACCAAACAGGATTGTCAATGTCGGCTGATTCTATATTTAGAATATCCATATTTTCTTTAACCAAACGTAAAAGTAACCGCCCTTGATTTGCAGTTATATATGAAGATGATGAAACTGATTTTGCTAAACTCTTCAGAGTTCTTAAATCTCTAGGAGATATTTTGCTATCAATTGATAAGTTATTTAGAGATGTTGTGAGAAGTATATCAATAGCTGTCATGATTTTATTTTATTATAATATTGATACTATGTCAAGTAAAAAAGGTCTTATATAAGACCTTTTTACTATATTAAACAATTAATTATAACGAAGCATCTTCCATACCAGCAACACGCAGTTTAACAATATTTGTTATTTGCCATTGCTTCTGATCTAATGCTTTTGTAATGCCTAACCATTTATTACGGAGTAAGGCAAACTCGTTAATAATTTTTTCAAAATCAACTACATCTGCCTCTCCTTCCACAAATCTATCGCAATCTCTAGAGCTCAATGCTCGTTGATAATTTTCAAGATATTTACGAAAATGATGACTTTTTAAGCGTCTAAGTTCGATGTTTAGAAATTCTAGGATGGCTTCTATTTCTTGAAGTTGATTGTATCTTTCTTCTACGATTCCTGGCATATTGGCTGCTGCCTTTTCGATGTTTCCCGCTATGCGACATTCTAACTTTGCAGCCTGTAATTCGGCATCAAAATATGCTATTGCATCAGGGATATCAGAAATATCGTTAACTACCTTAGAATACCATCCCATTAAAAATCTAACTCCTCTTGATCATCTTCTTCGTCTAAGTAATATTCGATTGCTTGGTCTAACACAGGTTCTACACCTAATGCACTTTGCAATGTTCTATCGCTAACACCATTATCCAGTAACAGTTCTACATATCGTTCTGCTACTGAATCGAGTTGCTTCTTATCGATATAGTCCGCAAATAAAAGCCATAATTCACCGATTTGTGTTTCATTCAACATTATCTTCCCTCTCCTCCGTAAGAATAGTAGTTGTAGGTGTGATATGAAATTTCTTCATTATCATATCTAATTTATCATCTTTCCATTCTTTTCGGTAGAAAAGGAACTCTTCTCCTGTTTCCGGATCAATCCATTTGAGTCTATTACCTTGTTGTACAAGTAAACCTGTTTTTTCAAACATGTCAACAAGACCACTATAAGGATTCATACCTGTTGTATAAGGAATCTTAATTTGTAGAGATTCAAATGGCTTTGCATACCGTGTCTTCATAATCTTACATGCTGCACGAATACCATTTACTTCACTAGTCTTGTTACCGTCTTCGTCTTCCTTGAGTTTCAACTTCTTCATTGCAACTACAATAGAGCTTGCATAGATAAAGCCTTGTCCGCCGGAAATCTTGTCGTCTGGATCAAACATATCTTGACTTGCATAACTGTGATTAGTTGCTACAAGCCCTACGTTGTATGATCCGAACATATTAACACAGTTTCTAACTAGAGCCGTTAGTGCTTTGGGCTTACGACCCATATCACCCTTTAAATCACCTGCTTCGAACTGGTTAATATCAGTCGGTGTAAGTAACATTCCAAGTGAGTCAATTACAAATAAGACTTTCGGTTTTTCTTCCATGGTCTTATATTCTTTCATAAACTCACTGATAGTCTTAGCAACGTCATCAATCATTGCCATGTTGAGTTTAAGAAGTTTATCTTCTCCTGTGTCTACACCGAGTGCGTGCAACCAGGATTCGTCAAGCGCATTTTCGCTATCAACTAAGATTACATAAATGCCTTGCTCTTGTGCATGTTTTACAATGTTTCCTGAACAAATGTAACTCTTACCTGCACCTGATTCGCCGGCAAATACAGTTACCTTACCTAGAGGAATACCTTTGTTAAAGTCGCCGCTAATAAGATAGTTTAGTGCGTAATTGCCTGTGCTGACCCAGTCTGTAGGGTCATTGAAGCCTACTCCTAATCCATCAATACTCTTAGTCAGAGTCTTTCTGAATTTCGATAAATCGAATGCTTTTGTTGCCATAATTTCTCCTAAGTTAAAGTATATAAGGGGGAATGATCCCCCTTATATTAAGACTGATTGCGATTGCGAATCATTGCAAGAATGTCTTGCGCTCTGCTGTCGCCTGCTGTAGCGTCAGCTACGTTAACACCCTTAACAGGTGCTACTGGAGCAGGTTCGTCATCGTAGTCTTCTACTACAGAAGTAGTAGCCTTAGGAACAGCCTTTACTGGATCACCAGTTGTTTGATTCATCCCAGATGGCTTGAAGTATTGTCCCCAACGGTCCATATCATATGGTTCGCCGTCGACAGATGCTTCGAACATTTCCTTCATTACCTTTAATTCAACTTCAGATGGCTTCTTAGGTAAGAAGTCATTTAGGTTATACAATCCATACTGACTAATTGCAGCCTGTTCTGCATCACTTAGTGGACGTTCACGACGTGACCATGTGCTTGTTGAATAGTCAGCATACCCGCCCTTAC